TTGTTGTGGTAGTAGTTGAGGTTGTTGCAGTATCACTTGTAGTGCTTGTCACCGTACCAACAGTTCCTGCTGCAGAAGGACCAAAGTCGAATGAAGTTACAGTTTCAGTTCCCTGTGAAATAGAAACACTACCACTAACATATCCTGCTTGATCTAGGAACCTAGAAATAATACTAGATACAGTTTTCTTATCACCGTAGATATCAAGTTCTGGATGAGGATCGTAATTAAGTTTAGTCTGAATTTCTGTTAAGATCAATTCAACAATAGGAGGTGTTGGTAATTCAATAAATCGTTTCTTTTCATTTTCAAATTCTTCATGCTCGTAGTTTGAAACGGGGAATACCGATTCATCTTTAGATTTTTCTGTTCCATCGGGCATTACCACACGGAACGATTCATTTACTACAATGCCCTTTCTCATGTAAACTTCACCATTCAGCAATACTTGATTAGTTTCCCAATGATGAATTGCATCGGGATTATCATACAATTCTGTCACCCGTTTATACAATAGTTCTTGTTTAACTGGCCACTGTTCGTAAATATCAGTGATATTATTTGAAAGTAAAATAATCCAATCCAAGAATGGATCTGAGTAGAATCTTGCTGCAATATCAGATGGACGATCACCATCAGGGATAGTGAAAAGTTCTGATAGAGTAGAATACTGCTTTAAGTCCTCTCTAACCTTCAATCTTCTGAAGATATTTTTTACTAAGCGATATCTAAACGCTTCGTCATCAGCGATACCTTCGCCAACGTATACATTTGGGAAATATGAAAAATAAGTTGCCATTAATAACCTGCTGCAGCGTCTGCTGCTGTAAGAAGTCTAGTTTCTGCGAATGAACAAGTCATAACGACAGCAGGAACATCCATATCAGATTTTCCTAATTTCTTCATCGCGACATACATGTTATCAGGAGTATAGTTCACCTGAATGCCTGTGCATACTGATGGATATATTTTGAACATCAGATCACGACGTGAGGATGAAACTAAATTTGATAAGGTATTGTCACTAGTACCTTTACCAAAACGAACAAACCTTAGTTGAAAACGATCTGGAATACTGAAATATCTATCGTTAGATGCATAGTTATTAAATGCATCATTTTTTAATTGACTATAAACAGTATCTTTACCATCAGTCTTAGAAAAGATGTCCCTGAAACCATCTTTTCTCATGATATCTTCGCCAAAGGTTTTACCTTCGACGTTCTTTTTACCTGGTTGATCGAATTCTTCTAGATCGTTGATGAAGAAATCATCAAAGTCTCCAGATTTAATTCTAGGCAAAGATCCAACCTTAATATATTGAATAATTTTCCTAATCTCCTTAGATTCTTTTCTAGAACGAGCATAAAATTTGAATGCAAAATTATGCGTTCTAAATCCAACACCTTGGAAAATCTGTTCACTATATGGGTTAAAGATTTGACCAGACTGTAAGTTTTTAATTGAGTTCAAATCAAGTTGACCTTGCAAACCAACGAATTGGTTTGTTGCATTGATCATAGAGAGAACAGCAGCAGTTGAGAACTCAGGAATCGCTGCTTTTGCACCCGCTTGAAGTGCTTCTGCCATATCTCCAAAGTCATTACCACCTGATCCTGCCATCATACCTAATGCAGAAACACCACCTACACCAATATCTGCCCTTCTAAATGCGGGTGTGTATGATGTTTGAATTTGAGGTGGCATAGCAATATAACACCTATCTGGGTGTGCATATACCTTTGCATTATTACCAGGTGTTTTTCTAGAGTAGAATGCAGGAACATTCCTATCATCATATTTAAATCTTTCTCTTCGCAGCATTAAATAGTCAACAGCTTCCGTTGCGCTCTCTCGGAGACCATCATTATCTCTACGATCATCTCCTTCAGACGGTCGTTTTAGGGGATATTTGAATACGCTCACTGAAGCTTCCTAAATAAAGTGTAATCATTATTTATTTATGAGGTATCAAGGGAAATATAAACCTAGTTTTCCCCGTAAGTACAAGGGTGATCCAACGAACGTCATTTATAGGTCTTCGTGGGAGTTAAAATTCATGAAATGGTGTGATATTACACCTTCAGTTGAAGAATGGGGTAGTGAAGAGATTATAATTCCATACACTTCCCCTGTTGATGGTAAACGGCATAGGTATTTTCCTGATTTTTATGTAAAAATCAAAAATAGAAAATATTTGGTCGAAGTAAAACCGTTTAAGCAAACGACAGAACCGAAGACGCAAAAAAGGATGACTAAGAAATATATAAATGAGGTTGTTACTTGGAGTGTTAACCAAGCAAAATGGAAGGCAGCAACTGAGTTCTGCAATGATAACAACTGGGAATTCATGTTAATTACAGAGAAGGAGCTTAAAATCTGATGGCTGTCCCTTACTTTGGATCTGGAGATTCTCTTCAACCTAGAATGCAGATTATGCAGTCAATGCTTACAAAGCAGAAGACTGCCCCTGCAACGACAAATTTATTTACTGTACAATTTTCTACTCCTCCTATTTTTAGAGATTATGCTACAGATAATGACTTCAAAAGTTTGGAGAAGGGTGATACTGCCAATTTGCTGAATTACTATGCTTCAGCAATTAACTTACCAAGTAAGCAGTTAACTACAGGTCAAATCACCACTATTGGTGTTCCCTATAAATATGCAACTGGACAGGCATTCAGTCAGATTAATGTTACATTTATCATTCCAAAGTCTCAATTAACTAAAACTATTTTTGAGAGATGGGTTTCAGCAATTACTGGAGATGGTGATCAGTATGTTGATTACTATGAGGAGTATTGTTGTGATACTATGAGAATATATAAGTTTGAGAAGGGCAGTGGAACACCAGCTAAAAATTCTGATGATCCAATGGATAGAGGTCTTGTTAATAAAGTCACTGTTGGACCAGATAAAAAGCACCAGGAAAAATATAGAAATACAATTAATGGTGGACTGAGACTTCCTGAACTTATGTCAGTTACAGAACTGAGAAATGTATTCCCAACCAATATTGGTTCGGCTCAGTTAAATAACATGGAACCTAGACTGTTAACGTTTACGGTTTCATTCTCATATGAACGTTATAAGTTCTATCCTCGATCTGGAGTTGATAATGATAGAGCTCTTAGAGTTACTACTGATGGTGATGAGTTCAAGGGTTTCGGTATGGAGGACTTTAATGACTATGATTACGGAAGGTTCTAAGATCCTTCATAAATAAAATTACTGAATTGATTTTCTATGGCATTACCTAAATTAAACACCCCCAAATACAAAATGAAACTACCTTCTGATGGTAGAGTGGTGAATTTCAGACCGTTTTTGGTTAAAGAAGAAAAACTTCTTCTGGTTGCAACTGAAACGGGTGGTCAAGAAGGACTTTTGAGGCAATTAAAACTATCATTGCTGATTGTACAGACATTGATGATGTTGAAGCATTGGCAACATTTGATATTGAATTTGTTTTCCTTCAAATTCGCACAAAATCAGTTGGTGAAACTGTGACTGTTAACATCACATGTCCTGATGATAACGAAACCCAGGTTGAGGTTGACATTCCTCTTGATGATATTAAAGTCAGGAAAACTAGAGGTCACAAACCTGAAATTAAGTTAGATGATAACGTTATCATCACTATGAAATATCCTAGTTTGGATACGTTCGTTGAAATGAACTTCTCGGAAGAACAGGGTGTTGAACAGGTATTTAAAATGGCAGCTAGTTGCCTAAAAACCATCGCTGATACTGAGCAAGTTTATGATTGTGCTGATAGCACTCAAGATGAATTGAATGAGTTTTTTGAATCTTTGACATCTAGTCAATTTAAACTGATTCAAGAATTCTTCGAGACTATGCCTAAATTAGCATACACTTTGAAGGTCACTAATCCTAATACTGGAGTTGAAAGTGACGTTGAACTTGAGGGTCTAGCAAGTTTTTTCGCATAGCACTGCTCCACAATAATCTGGAAAATTATTTCCAGACTAATTTTGCATTGATACACCATCACAAATGGGATATTCAATATATTGAGGAGTTGATGCCTTGGGAAAAGGAAGTGTATATTATGATGTTGACGGACTTCTTAAGGGAAGAACAACGACGAATGCAGGAAAAGCAAAATCAAAGATCTTAATAAGTGGCAAAACTCGATGTATACAAACTAACAGGAAGTGGGGGTGGAGCAGGAGCTGTATCCCCCGTTGCTGTTCATGCCACTAGATCTAACATAAAAGCATTTGCAGGAATTCAATACTCTCTGAAGGGAATTCAATCGACTTTAAAGTCTATTGAGAGAATTGAAATTGAATTTATAGAAAATGACAAACTGCGTGAAATCGCAGAAAGAAGAAGAAAAAGAAGAGAAGCAGACCGTCTTGCAGAAGAACGTGCAGAGAAAGGTCTTGGTTCGTTTACTGGAAAAGCATCTAAAGGAAAACTAGATACTAAGAGTAAAAAGAAAGTAGATAGTCTATTTGGAAAGCTGTTTAGCGGACTAGAAGGTCTTGCGATGACAGCATTTAAGTTTCTCCTTAAAGTTGCTGGACTTTTAGCGGTTAAGTCTACATTAGAGTACTTTGCAGACCCTAAGAATAGAGAAAAACTAGTCACGTTTTTCCGAAAGGCTTCATTTGTATTCAATAAGATTGCTGGAATTGTAAAATTCTTAGTAGTTGATAGTCTGATTGAGGGTATAAATCAAACCTTCGGAAAAGATAAGAGTTTTGGTGAGCGAGTAGGTGGTCTGTGGAAGATCATCACTGGTATTGTTGGATTAGGTTTCTTACTCAATCCATTCGGTACTATGGATGCTATCCTCAGTTTACTGGGGTTAGATTTCTATAGAGATAAAACTGCACGAGTTGCAGACGCTCTTGATGATGTTTATATTGATGGTCCTGATGGTCAGCAGAGAAGATATAGAAAGAATCCCAAGACAGGTAAATGGGAAGAGATTGGACCTAATAATAGACCAGTAAAACCTGGAACTGGCACTGGGACTACTAAACCTGGGACTACTAAACTACCAACTACTAAACCTGGTGGTGGTCAACTTCCACCGAGTCAGAGGTCAACGCCTGCACAGATGCAGGCTCGCCTTAATCGAGCAAGGTTAGCGCAGCAAAGACAGGCTAAGTTAATTGCAGAACTCAGAGCACAGAATAAGACTCTGCTGGGTAGAGGAACTGGTAGTAATATTGCAGGACGAGGACTGCTTAATATTCCCAAGCGAACTGCAATTCAAGTATTTGGTAAAAGTGCTAAACCTCTTACTGCATTACTTGGTGGACCAGGTGCTGCAGCTCTGAAAGCAGGGGTAAAGACATGGGCAGGTAGAGTTCCTTGGGTCGGCGGTCTTATTACCGCTGCAATTGGATTATTAGATGGTGATCCCATTGAAAAGGTTGCTTTTGAAACAATCGGAACCTTAATTGGTGGTGCTATTGGTACTGCAGTTATTCCTATTCCTATTATAGGATCTACCGTTGGTATGATAGCGGGTCAATATGCAGGCGATTTAGCCTACATGTTCTTCAATAAGAATGATCCCAGAGGTGGTGGCATTGAGGGTGTCAAGAGAAAAATTATCATGGATGCCAGAGATCTCTGGCAGAAGAATATTGTTCCAGCATTTCAGTGGACTGTAAATGCATTAGGGGATGCGGGAAACTTTATCAAAACGAGTTTCGTTAGAATGTGGCAGGCACTGCCTCAGTTTGAAATTCCTCAAGTTGATATTCTTGGATTTAAAATTGGTGGATTTAAGATCTTAGACCCATCAGTATTATCATTACCTTATGATCCTGCAGCTGCTAAAAAGTTATTTGATCAAGCATTTAATCATGACAAACCTGTAACTCCTATCAAGGTTGATGCTGTTGGAACTGCAGCAAAAGCATTTAAGGCATTTGTTGAATTTTTCAAAACACGACAAGGTGCTTCTGGCACTGGTGGTCGGGCTGGCGCAAAGCAAAGATCGGATGCGGCAGCGGCGAGGAGAGCAGCTGCTCGTAGAGAAGAGGAAGAAAGAGCAGCAGCACTTAAAACAGCAAGAGATGCTTTCTTAGAAAGATTTAAAATTAGAGCATGGG